CATATGGTTGTATGCTGTACGAACTGACTGGAATCTCAGTCAAAAAACTTGTAATCATCATGGCTTGTGAAAATGGAGAATGCGTCGTCTATGAAGAACGAGACAAATCAAAGTACATCAAACTTCTTACCCAATATATTAGAAAGTTTGTTAGAGATAAACTGGAACTCTATGGAACCTAATAAAGAACTAGAACAAGCAATAGAAAACAAATTCTTGACACCATCCAAGTTTGCCCTAGAAATTGAAAAGATTGTTGCAGAAGAAGAAATCAATTATATTGATGCCATCTGCCACTATTGCGAAATCAATAATCTTGAGGTAGAATCGGTTGTGAAACTGATTTCTAAACCTCTGAAGGAGCGACTGAAGTGGGACGCAACACGTCTCAACTTTATGAAGCGCACTTCAAGAGCAAAACTGCCACTATGATTTCCCGTGATGAATTAATGCACCATCGCCTACAAGCATGGTTGCGTGAAAATAAGTGTGAAGACTTGGAGTATCTGGGTTTTTATCCAGATACTCTTGGTGTACATAAGCACTGGTATCGTATTGCAGAGCATGAAGTCACAGTTGATTGTATTGAAGATCTTGAGTTAGTCGATGCTGAAAGTGACACCGTTTGAGACCTATCAACATTATTTGTCGTTAAAGAATCATTTTACAAACCCAAAATACGATTTCTTTAAGTATGGTGCGAAGACCCGTGCCAGTGTAACATCCTTCAATAAACGCAAGGATAAGTACTGGTTCGAAAAGACTTCACGCAAGTATTCTGATAAAGAAGTCGTAGATTTTTTAGTATCCAATTTCACTGCCACCGATAACCCGCAAAACCTATGGATTGGAGAAATTATCAATTCTGGCGAAAGAAATTATTCCGAGTGGATGAGACGCCAACAGAGTTTGACATACTTGTTCAAAGAGCAAAGCAGCGAATTGTTATCGGAGAACGAGTTAGAGAGTTTGTTCAACTGTACCAAAGGACACCCGACGATTCTCAAAAAGTTTCTAAGCGGGCAGTTATCGCTAGAAACCTTCACAATATACGAAAAAATATTTGGTTTCTCAAAAAACTTTGATAAGCAACTTTTGGACCCGGTGTGGGAATCCGTAAGTTTGAAATTAAAGAAATATTCCCCCTTTCTAAATATTGATATGTTCCAGTACAAAAAAATCTTACGGTCTATAATCGATGAGTGACTTTTTTAAATCTGATATTATTCAAGAAGAACTTGAAGAAATCAATCGTCTTCAAGAGGAGATCTATGGTAGCATCCTGACCTTTGGTGGGATGGATCGTGAGACTAAAGTGGGACATGTTGAAATGTTACAGACCTTGCTGGAGAAGCAAAGGATCATGTATACTAGATTGTCTCTTTCTGACGACCCCCAAGCGGTTGAGATGAAAGAGAATCTTCGCAAATCGGTGGCACTGATGGGTTTCCCACCAGACACTGATATGCAAGTTTTATTCGACAGTATGAACGAGACAATCGAATCCCTCAAGAAATATCTTGACGACTGAGGGCATCCTTGCTATACTATCCGAGTAAATCCCCCGAATCCAAATTAATCCGAGGTAATCTAAATGTCGTTTTCCGACCTTAAAAAGCAATCGAAACTTGGCAACCTGACCGCAAAACTGGTCAAGGAAGTCGAAAAAATGAATAACAACGGCGGTTCTAGTAGTGATGAACGCCTGTGGAAACTGGAGTGTGATAAGAGCGGCAATGGTTATGCCGTTATCCGTTTCCTGCCTGCTCCTGATGGTGAGGACCTTCCTTTTGTGAAACTCTACAGTCACGCCTTCCAAGGTCCTGGTGGTTGGTATATTGAGAACTCCCTGACTACTCTTGGTCAGAAGGATCCTGTGTCCGAGTACAACACGATGCTGTGGAACAACGGCACCGATGCTGGTAAGGAGCAGGCACGAAAGCAGAAGCGTAAACTGACCTACATGGCAAATATCTATGTGGTCAAAGATCCTGCTAATCCTTCTAACGAAGGTAAGGTCTTCCTGTACAAATTCGGTAAGAAGATCTTTGACAAACTCACTGCTGCTATGCAACCCGAGTTTGAGGACGAGGAAGCAATCGATCCGTTCGATTTCTGGCAAGGTGCTAACTTCAAACTGAAGGCAAAGAACGTTGCTGGTTACCGCAACTACGATTCCTCTGAGTTTGCTCGCCCCGATGCTCTCCTGGACGATGATGATGCCATGGAAGCAGTGTGGAAGCGTGAGTATTCTCTTGCTGAACTCGTTGCTGCTGACCAGTTTAAGGACTATGACGCCCTGAAGAAGCGTCTGGACTATGTTCTGGGTAACAAGGGCACTCCTCGCTTCCAAGACCCTGATGAGGGTGAAGAAGAAGAGTATACCCGTGGTTCTGCCCGTGAGTTGACTGAGGATCTCCGCAACGACCTCAACTCTCTGCAACCTACCCGTACTACTTCTTCTGTTGATGAAGATGAAGACGACGATGCTATGTCTTATTTCGCCCGCCTTGCCGAGGAGTGAAGTCTGATTACACAATAGACCGTGTAACCAAATCCGAAGCCGCAGAGTTACTTCTGCGGTTTCATTATCTTAAGGATATTTCAAAAGGTTTCAAATCTGGTTATAATTACGGTCTATATAAGAAAAATGACTTTTCACCTCTAAATATTGGAGGCATTCAGGGAGTTTGTATCTTTACTGGACTCCCTGTTCCAGAAATTGCTAAAGGCGCGTTTGGGTTAGAACGTCATGAACAACAAGGACTCTTCGAGCTCTCAAGGCTCTGCATCCACCCCGATACTCAGGAACGAGAGTATAATATCACTTCTTGGTTCGTTTCAAAGGCGATTAAAAACCTTAGAAGGGAAACAGAAGTCAAAGCAATTATCTCATACGCTGATAGCGACCATCATAGTGGCACAATCTATCGGGCTTGCAATTTCAAGTATTGCGGTCTATCAGATGCAAAGAAAGATTTCTACTATGCCGACGGCACCAAGCATTCACGAGGCAAAATAAAAGGTGCCGAGGGAGAATGGAAAGACCGTTCCCGCAAACACCGATATGTTATGGTTTTTGATAAGAAACTAGAACTATTGTGGAATAGTGACTCTAGTGTTATCGGTTCTGATTAAATCTTCTGATACATATTCTGAAGACCGATCATAAATCATAATCTGCCTCATATCATTGAGGAACTGTTGCAGATATTCTCTTCTCAGCAAATAGATAGAAGATTTTTTTTCGTTCTTTCTGACTTCATATTCCCAGTTAGTTACTGGTCTCACTGGGTTTAAAGTTCCTTTGTAATCATCAGGATCTGGAATTGTGAAATCAGAATCAACGACCTTTTCTTTTGGAAGAATTAGTCTGCCACTAGAATCCTTGACCTCTTTGGTTTCATAATAACGAACATTATTTAATCCATCTATACCATAAAGATTTTCTGCATATCTATAGAGATTGTAATTAGATAAAGGCCATTCGTCTCTTACATTTAAGATTCCTGCAGTTAATAAGACGACCCAATCAAGTTCTGCATCACCATAAAACTCTTCTGCTACAAGTTCCGGTCTGGAACCTTCTGGGATCTCATATTTGTTGAAGAGAGTAAAGACACCACTCAGGTCATCACGAAGTTTGTTTCTTCTGAATAAGTTTTTAACTCTTAGGTAACTTTGTGAAGAAAGACTATCAGAAAGAAAAGATTGATAGTCTACATCTGGTAGTTCTCTGAAGTATCCCATTTTAGTAACCTACTCCTCCTACGTTATCATAATCAATATCATAAACTGGTTCAAGTTCTTTAAATGTTAAGTCCATAATCATAGAAATTGGTGTTCCATCTCCATAACTTGCATAAGTTCCTTCTCCAGTATAGTTTACTGACATATCAGTTAATGCACACTGCTTAAATCTATGTAAAAATGGATGATTTCCTGTACCTTTTCTATAACGCAACTCAAAGACATTTGGAGTTTTTAAAAATAAATTTCCACCACCTTTATTGGTTACTTTTGGAGCCATACTTTGTTTGAATTCGTTTATAATCTTTGCAATTTCAACAGACTCTTTATTATCTCTTGGTGTCATTTTGAATGAAAATCTAAACTGACGAAGAGTTGGTCCATTAAATAATAACTCCATATTAGGATTAAGAATAACACCCTGCTCTCTTGCAAAGAGTTGATTTGGAGTGACATTTCCACCAAGAACACCAACTGCCTGCGAAACCAAATACTTATTTACAAAGTCAGCAGCAATATTTGCATCACCACCAATTTGTGTTCCAGCTTTTTTGAGTATATTCTCCAATACACCATAAATTTCTGAAGGACTTGATATATTGGATAAACTTCTTATAAGATCTTGTGTTCCACCGGCAGCAGCTGCAACTAAACCATTTAGAGTTGCACCTTCATAACTAACAGAATTTCCATCTTGAACATTTGATGGAATTGGTAATTGTATTACTCTTAATATATCTTTTAAACGTTTAGCAGACTCTGCCGATGGAACTAAATTTCCATTAGAGTCTCTTACTTTTACGAATCCCTCTGTTCCTTCACTAGTTTGCCTAGATCCTGGTGTTGAAGTTAACCCCGAGGGACGACTGTAATCAATAACTCTTATTTCCAAGTAATCTGTAGTTCTGGTCTTTAGTTCATATGGATAAGTTAATAGTTTTCCCTGTCTTGTTCTCCTACGGCGAGCACTAATTTTTCCAACTGTGGCTTCATCACGAGATTTTTGTGTTTCTTTTACTGCTTCTAAAGTTGATTCTAAAGTTCTTCCATAGATAGTGATATCTCCGCTTCCTGGCAATTGGGGAGAACGATCAAATATTGGACTGACTTTATTTGGATCTGGAAATCTAAAAAGAGGTGAGACTTCTTCCGCCATTTATCTGCTTTTTAGTTATTTAGAAGGACTTTGTGAAAAATCGCCATAAGACAGTCTTTCCATATCTTCTCTTTCTTCTTCTTGGATTTCATAGACTGGACTAATAATCTGATCCCAAGTATATTGTCTTCTGTCTCCCCAGTGCAAGTTGATTCCGATAAATCCCCAATCAAATACCTTTTCCACACCTACAAGTGGATAAGGATCAAAGATTATTCCAGGAGTTTTGGCATCATAAAGAAAGGTATACAGATTACCAGAGACAACACTTCTTTTACTACTTGGTGTTAATGCTTCTCGTATTGCATTCATTATATCGTTTGGATTATCCAATCCAGTCATCGCATCAACAATACCACGCACACGATTACTATTATCGTCTGTTGGGTTTCTTCTTTGTTTTAGAGTTTTTCTTGGCATTACTTAATACCGAGTTCGTTTTCCGTAAGAACCTTAAACTCATAACCACGATCTAGGCACCACTCTTCTGCCGCCTTCCACTTCGCTTGGTTTTTGGCATACTCAACGACTTCATAAATGTATGCTTTTGTTTTTCTTTTCTGAACCTTTGGTTCCACACACTGTCTTTGTGGTTTTATCTCAATAATCATTTTTTTAATCTTACCACTAGATTCTTTGACCTTAATATAAAAGTCTGGGAAGTATCTGTGGTATCTATTGTCTAGTGGTGAACGATAAGGAACAACAATTTCTTCACTACCCCATTCCAAAATATTTTGATTGTTATCACAGTAAACCATAAACTTTCGCTCCCAGAGAGAACGATAGATTATATTTGTTGGATCACCCTTGTATTTTTTTGGATATGAAGGTTGGTATTTTCCCTTATATGACATCTAAATACTTAATAATGTAATACTCGTATAAGGTATTTAGAGTGGCAGATTCATTTGTTCAGAAGATAACGATGAGTGAGGCAAAACTCCTCTCTAATATTGCAAAAACAAATCAATATCAAGTCACTTTTAGTGGACTGTCTGGTAAAACTGAATTGATGAGACATTTTGCTACCAGTTATGATCCTCCAGTTGATGTAAAAGGAAGATTCTCATCGTTTAAGTTGGGTATATTGTGTTCTGATGCTTCTTTACCTACAAGTTCCTTTGCCACTGCAGAGGTAAAAGATAATTTTATGGGAATTCCACAAGAATTTGCCCATACTAGACTATTTACAGATATTGATTTTACTTTTTATGTTGATGATGACTATGAAACGATAAGATTTTTTGAAGCTTGGATGGATTTTATATCTGGAGGAAATATACAAAGATTTGGAGAACCAGCAGTTCAGTCAGAAACTGGAAGTAGTGTTTATAGGAGATTCAATTACCCTAAAACATATAAAGCAGACTCAATGTATATTACAAAGTTTGAAAGAAATTATGGGCGAGAACTGAACTATCAATTCATCAATGCTTTTCCCAAAGGAATGACTGCCATTCCTGTTTCTTATGGTGGTGCCGATTTATTGAAAGTAACCGTAAGTTTTAATTATGACAGATATATTATGAAAACAAATGTTAATGAAAAATCTAAAGGAGCAACAGTAGCAACTAGAGAACAATTTGAAGCGAATCGTAAGTTATTTCCGGGTTATAATACATATGAAGAGTATTATAAGTGGTTTGGAAACCAATAAATAATCACAACTGAAATTCTATAGGTTATTATGCCTTTACCAAAAATAAGTGCCCCAACATATGAGTTGGAATTACCCTCTACTGGAAAGAAAATTAGATATCGTCCTTTCCT